AAGATGACCGAAAACCACGGCACTATTGCTTATGATTATAGTGGTGAGGGAAATCACGGTACAATTGATGGGGCTACTTGGAGAACATAATGATTAAACTTAAAGATTTATTATTTGAAGGACACGATAACGATTCTGATGATACTGGTGGAGTTTTATATTATTGGAACGATAAAGTATTATTGTGTTTAGGAGAGAAATCTGGTAAATGGAATGTTCCTAAAGGTCATATACAAATTGGAGAGGATCCATTAGATGGTTCGGTTAGAGAATTTACAGAAGAAACACAAATAGTATTAAATGGTATTCCAGAATTAGATAGTATTCATAAGAAAGATAAAGGTGGAGAGTTTTATTTATATGTATTAAAGGGAACAACAAAATTTATTCCAAGAATAAACCACGAACATACAGATTGGGGATACTTTGATGTAGGTGATTTACCAAGTCCAATAAATGATTGGGTTAAGGAGACTATTGAGAATGATTAAACTAAAAGAATTATTAAAAGAATGGAATGATACTTCATTCAGAGATTTACCAAAAAGGTGGTCTAAGCCTGTTATGAGAACTGAACACGATGGTTTAACAGAATTTGAGAGATTGGGTGGTAAAGATAATGTAGAGTTAGGTAAAGTTTATACTGCAAAAGACAGACCACCTTTTAAATCTGAATTTACAGAATTAAAAAATGGTAAGACTTCTATTGATGAAAAAATGAGTGATGAGAAAAGGGCCTTTTTAATGTTACGAATTTACGGTGATAGTTGGAAAGTCAATCTCGGAAAAGTCTTTTCGGGAATCAACAGAGGTAAACCTACCTTAATTAAAAAAGGATTAAAAGAAATCAAAATTCTCAATAAAAAAATTGAGGAAATGATTGAAGAATTAATTTAATTTTCCACTTTTCTTTTACTATTTTAACTATTTAATATTTATTAGTATGAGAAAACGTCATTGGAAAAATAGAAAAAATCGAAAGTGTCCTGATTGTGGTCGTATAATATATTACACACGAAAAGACACTTTTGACCGTGCAGTAGGAAATAATGCTGTGTGTAAATCTTGTGCGCAAGTAGATAGAAAACTTACTATGGATACTATTGAAAAAATGAAGCAACCAAAGAGTAGGACACACAAAAAGAACATTTCACAAGGAATGACTCTTTATTGGGAAGAACGAAAACAACAAGAAGCATTAAAATATAGGGAACTTGAATGGCTCAACTCAAATTAAAACAATTAGATAGTGTCCTAACGGGTTCATTAGTAGTTTCTGGCAGTCATATCATTACTGGTTCATTATATGTATCAGCAAGTATATTTGGAGATGGTTTAGTATTAGGAGAAGAAGCATATTCTTTAGGTACTAATTATGTAGGACTAAAAACTACCTTCCAAACAGGTTCAAATGATTATATGATAATATCTGGTAAATCAGATGGAAGTACTTACATATCTGCTAAAGATAATAGTGGTGTTGAAATTAGAGGGGGTGGTAATAGATCTGGAAATGCAATTGTTATACCTGATGATACATTTATTAAACTTGGTGGTAGTGTTACTACTTTATTAAGACCAGAATCGGATAATACAACAGATTTAGGCTCTTCTACACTACGATACAAAGACCTTGCCTTGTCTGGTCATATAAGTTCAAGTGGAAACATAAGTTCAAGTGGATATATTTACGGTGATGGTAGTCAATTAAGTGGAATTACAAGTGGTATATTTCAGGCAACAGGATCCGTAGAATCAGCTACTGCAAATTTACAATTAAGTGGTTCTCTTTTAGTATCAGGATCAACATTGACCGTAAGAACTGGTACTGATTCTGGACCACCTACGGCATCTACAGCAATCTATACAAATAATATTACAAACGGATATCCAACTTCTAATGCATGGCAACAAGGTTTAGAAGGTAGTTACTTTAATAACTTTGATAATACTACTCATGTGAGTGAAATTTTAAGATTTGTGGCGGGGATAATTAGTCATTCAATAGACACATCATCTCCAACCGCAAACACAAAGACATTTGCAAGTTTAGATACTAATGAGAATAGTTTAGGTACTGCAGATAGTATAAGTGGATATCTACCAACAAGTTATACCAGTTTAACTAACGCAACATTAAATTACTTGGTATTAAAAGATTGGACAGGAGTAGGTGAAACTATTTTTAGTGGTCTTACGGTATATCATGATAATGGTCCAACTTATTATGTAGATTTTGATTCTAATAGTGGTGGTTCAACGAGTGTTCAATCATCAGCGGATAGTGAATTGTTTGGATTAGGTGGCTTGACAAGTGGTGGGGCAACACGATTTGATGTTAGAGTAATGGCAACACAATCATTTAGTGATACAGGAAGTGTAGCAGCACCGACAACGGCATCTAACACATTTACAACACAATCTTATATAGATTATTCTGCAACTTCATTTGGAACTACAAGTGGAGTAACTTTAGCAAAAATTGAATCTGCTAATCCAGCAGTTATACCTGCAGCATATCAAGATGGTAAGTTTATAGATGTAGGTGGAACTTCGTTAAGTGGTTCTTTATCAAGAAAGTATGGAGCATCAGCAACAGATTTTACAAGTGTATCTGCAAGTGGATGGTATAGATTTCATGATTTAAAAGTTGGGATAGCAACTGGATCAGGAGCTTATACATTTGTAAATGGAACTACTAAAAATAATTTTTGGGCACCAGTAGATACAATTGATACTGCAATAGGACTTAATTCCATAGATGATAGTGGATTTGCAAAAAAAGAATTAACTTGTGTATCAAGAAGTTTAAGTGGGGCACCTTATGTAACAGGTTCTACTTATGAATTATCTTCAAAAGTTACAGGATTGTTTAATCCAATGTATGCAGCATCAACAACATTGGTTGATTTTGACGAGAGTTCAATTGGTTTTGGTAGTGTTACAGTAACTAATGGTACGGTTTCTACGGATGGTGGAACAATACAAACTGCAAATGCAATTTACGATAGTACTGGAGCAAGTGCAAGAAGTACAGGTACAGTTCCATATTATAATGATATTGCAATAATATCTGCTTCAGTAGTGTGGGATGCCGATAATGATGAAAATATAAATCAAACTGGAACTGGTGATACTTCATTTCAAGTTAATGTACGGATAAGAAATAGAGAGAGTACACAATCAAGTGTAAAAACTCAAGGTATGAAATATCATACACAAGGTGCATTTGGACAACATACAGATAGTGGAAGTATGGCACTTTATGGTAGAGATCAAGGATATGATGGTGGGGCATTAACAGGAACAACAGAAGTATTTACTGGTGAAAGTTTTAGAATACAATTAGCCGATAACGTGTTAGGATTTAGTGGAACAGCATGGGTAACTGGTTCTTTTCAATTAGGTCTTGGTGATTATGATTTACAAGTAAAACCAGGATATTTGGTAGTTCCAGGTGGAACATATGGATATTGGCATACAGGAAGTTATGCAAGTAGTAGTGCATATAAATTTTATATAAGAAGATTTCAAACAAGTGGAACTAAAACAAGTATGACTGTAAATCTTAATAATAATACATTAGTAAATTGGAAAGCCACTACGAATAATAGTGTTGCTTGTGGATTATTATTTAAGAGTTCTGCGAGTGGAAGTGGTACAAATTCAGCACAGAGTGTAGCAAGAATTTATGATCCAAGTGAAACAACATCTAATTTAATTTCATCAAGTGTGGCACATCAAAGTGATTATCATTTAAATCCATTTACATCGGCATTCCATTTATATGGAAATACGGGTGGTAGTGTTGGAAGTGGAACATATACCGTACCAATGAGAAATAGTGATGGAATGTATTTAGATAGTAATGATAATGAAATATATGTAATAGTCAGATATAAAGGTGATCCAACGCCGTTGGATGACATAACATTGACTTTTAGTTAAGGGTAAAAATGGCAAAGATAGATTCAGGTTCAAAATCAAGTAGATTACTCGCGTCGAGAAGGTATACTCACGATACACTTACGACTGCCCAAGAGTCATTTACCAATGTCTTGGATTTAAGATCAGAGGAAGTTTATACTCAAGCAGCAAAAATACCATCATCTGGATTACCTTATAGTGGAAGTTCTCAAATTGGATTAACTTATAGTGTTTTAGGTGAAAATATAACAAAGTATTGGTATCGACAAAAATTAACTAAATCGAATATTAATAATGAAACTTGGTTCTTTCTAAATCCAACGGGAAGTGATGATGGGGTTGGTGCACAGTTAATTAACACCAATCAAATAACAGATTTTGTATCACCGAAATATTCAGATGCTTCATTAGCAACTTCTACAACGGAAGATAGTACACCAGGATATTTGGCGGTATTATATAAATCAAGTGCAATAAGTCATAGTTTACAAACAGGTTCATTAAGTAGTGGTGATATAGTTTCAACAAATAATTATATATTTGATTATAAAACTGGTATAATTCAATTTATGAATGAAGATTTGGATCCAACTAATAGTGACTATTTATATTTAACCGCATATCAATATGTAGGAACTACATTATCAACAGGACTTGAAGTTACTGGAAATGTATCAAGTTCTGGATATGTTCTAACTAATCATGTATCAGCAAGTGGTGATGTAGTAGCAGATGGTGATGTTATAGCATATAATTCTTCAGATGAAAGACTTAAAGATAATATAGAAGTTATAAAAGGTTCATTAGATAAGATAGGTGAGATTAGAGGTGTAGAATTTGATTGGAATGAAGAATCTCCTGGTTGGGCACGAGAAAGAGGTCATGATATTGGGGTAATTGCACAAGAAGTTCAAAAAGTCGTTCCTGAAATAGTAGTAGAGAGAAAAAATGGTTTCTTAGGAGTTGATTATAAAAGATTAGTTCCATTATTGATAGAATCTATTAAAGAATTAAAACAAGAAGTAGAAGAACTCAAGAAAAAAGTGAATTAAGATAATTTACTTGATATTTATAGTATATAAGTTATAAACAATAATAAGGAGAAAAAGTTATGGCTAACAAAGAGACAAAATTCACAGAAGATGAATTGAAATCTTTACAAGATCTACAAACTTCATATCAACAGAAACAACTACAATTTGGACAATTAGAGGTTCAAAGGTTGTTAGTGGCACAGCAATTAGAACAATTGGATAATGCTAAAGCCCAATTAGAAGTTGAATATGGTGAAGTTCAAGAAACTGAACGAAAATTAGTTGCAGACTTGAATAAAAAGTATGGTCCTGGAAATTTAGATCCAGCAACAGGAGTATTTACTCCAGCCCCAACAGCCGAAGAAACTTCAGAAACTACTTAAATAGTCTCCTACAAACATATCGTTTGAGAAAGTTACGCGATATTTATATTAAATATTTATAGTCTAAAAACGACTAATTTAGTTATTTAAATTATAACATAGGAGAAATAAAATGGCAGAAAGAATCGTATCGCCGGGTGTATTTACGCGAGAACGAGATTTATCATTTCTTCCCGCAGGAATTGCAGCAATTGGAGCAGCAATAATTGGACCAACACTTAAAGGTCCCGCTTTTGTACCGACTCAAATTAGAAGTTTTCCTGATTTTGAAGAAATGTTTGGATCTACCTCCGATGAAAAAGGAGACTCAAATTATTACACACCGTATGCGGTAGAACAATATTTAAGGAGTGCAGGAACTGTAACGATAGTTCGTGTGTTAAACACGGCTGGTTATTCAGTTGATTCACTTGCAATTAAGGTAGGAACCGCTACGGCGGCTGCCCAGGCTAGTGGTTCATTGATTATAGTTGGAACTTTTGGACGAACTGTAGATGATGAAATACAGATAACAGCTGGTGGTACAGAATATAGATTTATAGCAGCAGATCCAGTAGGTGGATTACCTGTAGATAATTCACCGATATTCTTCCATGCTACAGGGTCATCTACAGCTATTTATTTAGATAATCTTGTTGCAGAAATTAATACCGCTGGTATTGGTGTAACTGCAGTAGATGGGGCAACTCATTTATCATTAACGGCATCAGTCGCCGGAACGGGTGGTAATAGTATTTCAGTAGATAGTGGTTCAGGAACTACTTTTAGTGATGTACTAACACTTGCAGGTGGAGCAGCAGCAACAGGTGGTAAAACAGTTGCACTATTAGCACCAGCACGTGGTGGTAGTAATGGAACTGCAGATTTAGAAGGTAGTACGATTAGTGGTAATTGGTCGGCAGCTACATTGACACTTAGTGGTAGTAATTGGGGTGCAAAAAGTTTAACGGCAGATGGTTCGGCAAATGTATATAAAATTTCATTTGATACAGGAAGTTCTGTTCCAGCTGGATATACATATATTGGTGATGTATTTAGTACAAACCCACAGATAGAAACAGCAGCCGGTGGAAATACCGCAACAGCGTATTTGTATAAGAACTTTAAATATGCACAAAGTAGTCAAGGATATTCATCAGGTGATTCTCTATCTGTAGTAGATGGAACTTTAAGTTTAGGAGTAACATATGCAAATGCAATAACACCAGAAATTCAATCTCAATTGGTTGGTGGTGGTAGAACCGACTTATTCCAACTTAGAACTCGATCTCATGGTAGTGATGTAAATGTCAAATATAAGATTGTTATTTTGAATGTTAAGAAAGCAGGTTCAATTGCAGGTAGTGATTATGGTTCATTCTCACTTCAAGTAAGAGATACTGGATTAAATGATAATCAATCAGCTAATAACCTTTTGAAAGGCAATGTAATAGAACAGTTTGATAATTTGAATTTTGATCCTACAAGTCCTAATTACTTTGCAAGACGAATTGGTGATAGATATGTAACTATAGATTCAGATGGTAAATTAACCTACAATGGTGATTGGCCAAATATGTCTAAGCATGTTTATGTATATAATTACTCTGCAAAAACATTCACTGGAAATAAAAGTCTTGTTCCGATGGGACATAAAACAATCGCAAATCCATTTGGTAGTGATGATTCATCTGTACCAACATGGGCATTTAAAACTTCACAGTCAAATGCATCAGGGGAATATGATGATGATATACCTTATGGACACGATTTTTCAAATGCAGATGCAAGTCAGTATTTGGCACCAAACAATTCATTTGGTAATGGTTCTCATACTTCTATGAGTGTTGAGGATTTTTATGGTACAACTTCTGATAATCATGGATATGGTAGTGATACTTATTCGGATGGAACTGAAAAGGTAACATTAGCAGCTTCTCATATTAAACAGAGAAAGTTCGTTGTTCCATTTCAGGGTGGATTTGATAGTGTAAATCCAGCAGTTCCGAAATTCAAAGCAGCTAACATTGTAACTACAAATACACAAGGACTTGATTGTTCAACATCTTCAACAGGTGGTTCAACTGCTTATAAGAAAGCAATTAACGCTTTAAGTAATGCTGATGAGTTTGATATTAATATGTTGGTAATGCCTGGTGTTATTCATGGATTACATAATAGTGTAACTAATCACGCGATAAATAAGATGGAAAAACGTGGTGATGCATTTGTTGTGTTGGATTGTACAATTAAGGGTGCTTCCATATCAACTGCAACAAACGCGATTACTGCACTTGATAGTAATTATACAGCAACTTATTACCCTTGGGTAAAGATTGTTGATAGGAATACAGCACTTCCAGTTTGGGTCCCACCTTCAGTCGTGTTACCTGGTGTAATCGCTTACACAGATAAAGTAGCACACGAATGGTTCGCACCAGCAGGTTTGAATCGTGGTGGATTAACAACGGTATTAGAAGCCGAAACAAGATTGACTCATGACGAAAGAGATACTCTTTATGAAAATAGAGTTAATCCAATCGCTTCATTCCCAGGTCAGGGTGTGGTAGTTTGGGGACAAAAAACACTCCAAGCAAGACCATCAGCACTTGACCGTGTGAATGTTCGTAGATTGTTAATCAAATTGAAGAAGTTTATCGCTTCTGCAAGTAGATACTTGGTATTTGAACAAAATACAACGGCTACAAGAAACAGATTCCTTAACATTGTGAATCCGTACTTGGAAACAGTACAAGCAAATAGTGGTTTATCTGCGTTTAGAGTAGTAATGGATGATTCCAATAATACTCCAGATGTTGTTGATAGAAATCAACTTGTTGGTCAGATATTTATTCAACCAACACGGACAGCCGAATTTATTGTATTGGACTTCGTTGTATTACCAACGGGAGCAACTTTCCCAGCGTAAGTTTAATCATATAGATTAATAAATGAAAAACCCCTCTTTTTTGAGGGGTTTTTTGTTGCTCAATATATTTATATATGAAGTGAATAAAAAACTTCTAAAAAACTATGAAAAATGAATATGATGTTTTTTTATAAAAGCTGATATTTATAGTTGAAGAATTAAACTTATTGGAGATTAAAGATGCCAGAACTATTAGATCCTTCTGAAATAATGTTCACACCGTTTGAACCGAAAACGAAAAATCGGTACATCATGTATATTGAAGGGATACCAGCTTATCTCATAAAAACTGCTAATAGACCTTCAATAGCATTTGAAACTATTGAACTTGACCACATTAATGTAAAACGATATGTTAAAGGTAAGGGTTCTTGGGAAGAATTAGAAATTAGTCTATATGACCCAGTTGTTCCATCCGCCGCACAGGCAGTTATGGAATGGGTTAGATTAGGACACGAATCAGTAACGGGCAGAGATGGTTACACAGATTTTTATAAAAAAGATGTAACTATTAATGTTTTAGGACCCGTTGGTGATAAAGTTGAGGAGTGGACTCTAAAAGGAACTTGGATTGTAAACGCGAATTTTAATGATTTAGATTGGTCAAATACAACTGATCCTGCCGAGGTTACTCTTACATTAAGATACGATTACGCTATCCTACAATTCTAAGGAGGAAAATATGAGTTTCATTACACAGATGCTATCAGATGATGCAAAAATTTCAAGTAAAAGATTTATTGGTTTTGCATCTTTCGTAATGTTAGTTGGTAGTTGGACTGCTAATACATTTTTTGAATTTGCTATTAGTGAACAAATACTTCAATGTTTTATGTACATTACAGTAGTTGGGTTAGGTGTAACCGCAGCCGAGAAATTTGCAGCACCTAAACAATAATTTTGACTGGGTATCTTAATTGATACCCAGTATAGTTTTAAATAATTTGGTTATATTGATAAGTTACAATGACTGTTCAATAAAGAATATAAGGAGATAAAACATGGCAGAAGAAAAACGCCAATTTCCAACAGAGATGGTAAATTTGCCTTCACGAGGGGCACTCTATTCAAAGGAAACATCTTTGTCGGGAGGAGAAGTAGAAGTTAAATATATGACTGCAAAAGAAGAAGATATTTTAACGTCACAAAATTTAATTCGCAAGGGAATAGTAATTGATAAATTATTACAATCATTGGTAGTAGATGCATCTATTAATTTAGATGAAATGCTAATCGGTGATAAAAATGCATTAATGGTAGCATCAAGAATATTGGGATATGGAAAGGATTATAATTTTGAAGTTAATTGTCCATCATGTAATGAAAAAGTTAAAGATAGTTTTGATTTAACTAAAATGAAAGATAAAAAAATAGATCATTCGATTTTTAAAAGTGGTGTTAATGAATTTGACTTTGAGTTACCTGCTACCAAAAGAAAAATTACTTATAAACTTCTTACTCAAAAAGATGAACGAGATATTGATGAGGAACTTAAAGCTTTGAAAAAAGTAGCTGGTAATACCGATAATACCGCTGAAGTTACTACACGATTAAAAAAGGCAATAATATCTGTTGATAGTGAAACAAATAGATCTAAAATTAATAGTTTTGTAGATAATGAATTTTTATCAAGAGATTCGTTAGCATTCAGAGAACATTTAGCAGAAATTACTCCAGATGTGGATATGAGATATAATTATACTTGTCCATCTTGTGATCACGAAGAGGAGATGACGGTCCCGATGACCGTTCAGTTTTTTTGGCCTTCAACCAGAACATAGACCACTAATACACACCGAAATATTTCAATTATGTTACTACGGAAAGGGTGGATTCACTCATTCCGAAGTATACGTCATGCCGACCTTTCTGCGTCGGTTTTATTTAAAACAATTAGAAAAAACTCATCAAGAAGAACAGTCTGCTTACGATAAGGCTCAGGGAAAATCTAAAGGAATATCTACTCCACCCCGAGTCAAAAAGTAAGTAATCTTATATTTATTAGTGAATGAATCTATTCAATAGTTCTAATTCTAATAATATTATATGGGAGATCACAAATGCCTAAAGATGTACTGACTGAAGGGCTAGTTGGAAAATTTATAGAAAAAGTTTTCACTTCAGTTTTAAAAGGAAAACAACGGGCCATATTAAAAATGGTCGCTAATGATCCTGAATTAAAGAAACTAACTAAACAGTCTCAAGAGTCCACCGAAGAGTTACAGAAATATTTAACTGATTTGCAAAAGAAAAGAAAGAAAACTGGTAAACTCTATCCAGACATAGATTATTAATTATTATAAATAAAAATTATGGCTGACAATTTAAAGCAAAAAAAGGGCGATTATACCGATGTAAGAAATCTTGCTGCCGAAGTAGTAAAGATGGAACAGGCAGCGGGCAGAGAAATAAAAAATAATAATGCGTTATTGAAGAAGATAACTGTAGAACATCAAAAAGTTTTAAATTTGGTAAATAAGGTTGGTGATGCCGGAAAAAAATATTTAGAAACTGCTGGATTAACGGAACTCGCAATAAAAAGAGCCGCTTATGCTGGTAGAGAACAAAATGATATAAATATTAAAGCAGCAGGGCATCTGGGTAGTGTTACTGATGCACTGATGGAAAATGCTAAATTGGCAGATGAAACTAAATTTGGTTTCGAAGAGGCATTACCATACACGGATCAATTAAATTCAATTGTGAACGAAATTGCATCTAATGAAGCTTTATTAAAGAATGAAACCAGTGAACAGTTAGAATTAGAAAAGCAACTTCTGGAAGCAAGTAGGGATGGGAATACAGCAGATGTAGAATCCTTACAAACCAAACTCGAAGAATCTAAGCAAAGAGAAAAGGATCTAGAGTATGCACAGAAGGATCTGGCCATTGGTGAAGAACTATTAACAGATGCGCAAAAGAAAAGAGTGGAACTGGATAAAACAAAAGAATTACAAGATGGAATAAATGAGTTATTTGGTGTTAGTATTAAAGATGTACAAAATTATGGAAAGAAGTTTAAAGCTTTTGTAAGTAATCCAGCGTTAATATGGGCGGGTGTACTTGCCGGTGCAGGTGCAATCTTGAAAAAATTCCTTATTAGTCCAATTCAAGATTCAATGAAACTACAATCAGAACTTGGAATTGGAGCAGGACACGCCTGGGATTTACAATTAGCTTCAAAAGAAGCAGCCGCTGGTGGATTTATGTATGGTGAAAGTGTAGAAGAATCTTTGCAAAGGGCAAAATCTCTTGTGGAAACATGGGGTGTTTTAAATGATGAAACTATGAGATCCATTAAAGTAGCAACAGATTTAGAAAGAACTTATGGAGTTTCTACAGATTCAGCCGCAGGATTAGCACAAATGATGGAAGCAACATCAAGTTCTACTAAAGATGTTTTAATGGCCGGACTGGCCGGTGAAATGCAGAATATGCAAGACGCAGGACTTCCAGTAGGTACTATTATGAACGATATCGCAGGTGATACAGACTTTTTTGTAGGACACATGAAAGATGGTGGAAAGAATATTATGAAAGCTGCCGCATTTGCAAAAAAATTAGGTATGGAAATGTCAGCTATTTCTGGAGCAGCAGAATCATTATTAGATTTTGAATCATCAATAGAATCGGAAATGGAAGCTAGTGTTTTGTTAGGACGAAGTATTAATATGGAAAAGGCCAGACAATTATTCTTTGACGGTAAACATGAAGAAGCGATGAAGGCAATTATGGAACAAGTCGGTTCAGAGGCCGATTTTGCAAAGATGAATGTAGTTCAAAAAGAAGCATTAGCAGCCGCAACAGGAATGTCACTTACTGATTTATCCAAAATGGTGGCAGCAGAAGAGAGATTAGCGAAGATGGGTGTTAAAGAACGAGAGTCCCACGAAAAAAGAAATAAATTATCACAAAGACTTCAAAAAATATTCGGTGGTGTAGTTGATATGTTCAGAACATGGTATAAAAGGTTGATGATTCCAATATATAAGTTATTTCAAGGATGGTTTAATGTGGGAAATAATATTAGTGATGAAATGGACGACTCGGATGGTATTATACAAAGTATAAAAGAAAGTATGGAATGGATAGTTGTAAAGGCTATTGAATGGATAGAAGCTCTTGATCCAGGAGTGATTAAATCAGTATTGGGATCCATGTTGGGTCTGGTAGTTGGTGCTGCAAAATTAGTAGGGTGGATGTTAGAACATAAAAAGACAATGATATTCTTGGTATCACTATGGGCACTTAATAAGATGGGACTTGGTATGTTTGTTCAATCTGCCGTAAAAGGTATTGGACTGATGATTGCTAAGATGTGGGGATTTGTCGCCGCCAAGAAAGTAGCAGAATCCCCTGGTCCAACTGCCGCTACCGGCGGATTAGCAGGTTTTCTTGGAAATCCTATGGGATTAGTGAAGGCCGCGGGGGCAATGTTAATTATAGCTGCAGCAGTGTGGGTTTTTGCTAAAGCCCTTCAAGAATTT